AACGCCTTCCAGGGCAGGTCATGGACATGCACAGCAGTGGTGAGCACAGTGGTGACGTCAAACTCAAGCCCGCGGGATGCCTCGGCGGTGAGGGGCAAGAGGCCGTGCGAGAGCGCAAGTTGGTGAGCGGCAGCGTCGAGCGTGATGACCTGACCAAATATGCAGCCCTCGAAGAGGTTGGCCCAGGAGAGTCCGGCGCAGGACTGGGAGGGTTGGCGTGTGTAGATGGAGAACCCAAGTGTGAGCAGAGCAGCAGCGGTCTCCTCACCGAAACGGTAGGTCAAGTCGCAAGTGAAGTGTGCGCGAAGTGAGGGGTGAGGATGCTGCAAATTGTCGGCGAATAGCGCCTGCCACGGCTCGGACTGGTACGTGGGCCACGCGGGGTACTCGTCAAGAATGTTGAAAGCGCCAGGAAGAGGGGGCTGCGCGCACCGGATGTGTTTGCCTGAAAGGCTTGGCGGGTCGTGCGTCCCAGCAGTGAAAACCTCGGTGTCGCGAAGCGTCAGGAGAGTGCGGAGGAAGGTAGTCTTACCGGCACCGGCAACAGCGTGCACAACGATGGGGGTGCCGGGCGCGCGCGGTTCGTCAGTGCGTTGGTAACCGTTAGCTAGTAACCTACGAGTCAGTTCAAGGTCCATTTGTTAGTATGGTTAGCTTAACCTAAAACCCCTAGAAGAGGGAGTCGCCGTGATATAGCGCGTGTAGGCGGCTTAACCTGGTGGTGTGGGCAGAGGTGATGAGAGTTCGGATGGACTGGTAGTGGCAGTGCAGCTGTGTCTCATCGAACACCTCGTAGACTCCATCGCCCAGCTTGTACGCGGGGATGATGTCGATGGCGTAGGAGTCAGCCACGTCAGCCAGCGACCCAGGTGAGCGTGCAGGTTTGCGTGCAGCAAGGGCCAGGCAAGCTTGCAGCTTGACCGGGTCCTTAAGGTAGCCCAGCGGAGTTATGAGATTGCCGCAGAACTCGGGCCAGGAGCCGACGCGTTGAGAGAAGTGCTGGGGCTTGGACTGCAGCGTGAATTTCTCGACGAGGGGTTTGAAGGATTCACGCTCGGTCGGCTCGCAATCAATAGCGCAGTCGTCGCCCGCATACACCTGGGCGCAGCCGTCGGGGATTTCAAAGCGAGCGTGCGTGTAAGCTATGTTGCACTCGGTATTCGCGTCGAAGGTTGGTCCCTCACCGGTAAGCCGCATAATTGCGAGGGTGCCCAGGAACATTTTGCTGTCAAGCTTGAGCTGAATGTAAAGCTCGACAACCTCTTCGGGCACACCGAGGTGCAGAGCCTTTAGCACCTCAAATTGCAGCATGGCGCCATCCTGGCTCTGGTCGTAGGCCGTGAAGTCGTTCGTGTAGGCGCGTGTGGTGAAGTCCCAGTGTTCTTTGGTCCAGGCGGCAATTTGTTCCTGGCTGCGCTCGCAGTTGATGAGGATGTGGTCAGGTTGCCAGGAGTCGCGGATGCGTCTCATGTACCTGGCCATGGTGCCAAACAGCATGATGGTGGGCTGGTAAAATGCTGCGATGGTCTGCCCCGCCTTGACCTCATTCGCACCAATTTTATCCGCTTTCTTGACCCACTGAGACTTCAGGAAGATCTGCATTTTGTTGGCCCCGAAGTCAGGGCTTTGCCGCATCATGCCATTACGCAGCTGCTGGTGTGACTTAGCAAGGTAAGTCTTCTGTACCTCGTCAGCGCAAGCCCACCAAAGGTCCGGGTCGAAGCGCAGGGGGTCTGTGGGCACGTTCATGGCTCGACGGTAGGCCAGCCAGAGCACGTCACCAAGTGGCCGCTTCGTCTTGAATTCCGCCCAGTTGTCCCGAACAGTCGAGGTGCGAAGGCGTTTATCGATGGTGGCCCAGAACAGCGTCTCGTCCTTCGCCTGTTGGTGCTGGAATGCCTGGATGTATGTGTCCTCAGTCTGGACACAGTTGGAATGCCCGGTGGTGGGCGAGAAGATCTCCCGGTCATGTTTTTCCGCGAGGGGCTCCACAAGCCTCTCGGTCAGCTCGATGGGGTTGGACACAGGGAGGTGGGTGGGTGGTGGGGCAGGCTCAGCTGGCTCCTCCTCAGTGGCGTCTTGCTCAGCTGCAGGTACCTCTTTATGGAGCGCAAGGATCGCCTTGAGGTACGGTGTGGCTTCGATCTTGTCGAAGAACGTGCGCTCGTTTGGCATGGTGTTGCATAGCACGATTTCAGTAGTGGCGCGAGAGAGCGCAGTGTACATCACCTGGCGCGTGCAGAAGGCAGTGTCACTGTCGAGAATAATCTGCACCCTACCAGCCGTGATGCCCTGGCAACCGGCGTATGTGCTGCTTTTGTGCCCAAGGGAACTGTAGTTCCGCATCTTGAGTTGTGAGGGCACGAGATTATGGTAGCCTTCGCGGATGTGGCGCGAGTAGGAGACCCGGAAAGGCGCGTGAAGCTCAGAGTAGACTCCAAGGGCGTTGGCGAGCTTGGCCGGGTTGCGGTGCGTGGCGTTGATGTAGTACCGCGAGTACCGAGCGAAGACAGCGGAGGCGGGCGTGAGGTTGTTGATTTCATTCCCTTCGGAGGATTCATGGTGCTCGGCCTGGCTCGGGTCGCCGGTGAGCACGAGGAGCTCAAGGGCAGGTGCGTTCTGGATGAGCGCCTCGATGTACCCGTTGGGCAGTTTAGTGTAG